AATGATGATTGGTATTTTAGATCGTATAAGACTGCTTAATACGGACCTAAATCTTTTTCAGTAATCAACTTAAATTCTGCGTTATTAGCTTCACAATATGCTAGTGCTGCTTTCCATTTAGCTTGATTTTTAATATACTCAAAACTATCACGTAAAAACGATCTACTTTTCTTCTTAGGAGGCTTTGGTGGTTTACATTGACGAGAAGGTTTAATCTCTATTATAATTTTCTTACCCTTACTAGTCTTAACAATGAAGTCAGGGAAGTATCTGTGATACCTTTTGTCTATTGGATTGTAATATCTTATGGCTAATTCTTCACTAGCCCAATTAATTATGTCAGGATTACTGTCACATTGTAACATGAACTTACGTTCAAGTAGTGATCTGTACACTATTTTGGTTACATCACCCACGTATTTTTCAGGTTTCTTAGGATGGTAAATACCTTTATAGGACTTCCTCATGGTGTTATAAATATTATCATTACAAGGATATTTAGATGGCTTTTACAAACAAGGTAGCAAACTTAATCAAACAAAACGTATCTTCCAATTTAGTGAGTGGTTTCACTAATGCGATGTCAGGTAGTTTAGGTCAACCCAAGAAGATCGCTGCTGTACTAGCAAACAAATCACCATTAGACTTAACACAAAGTCCAGTTGCTCATATGCAGGCTGTAAACAACCCATTTCAATTTGGTACTGTACACTATCCAGAAGAAACAAGTAATTTAGGCTCAGGACATTACATTATATTTGATATAATAGAAAATAATATAACAGGATTCGGTGGTACCGCATCTAGCCCCAATCAGAAAATTAAATCTTATCCAAAAACATTAGGTCAAGTGGGTGAAGGTAAATTCAATCAAGATCGAAGATTGTCTAAACTTAAATCTCAAGGATTTATGGATAGTAATTCTACATCAATTATAAGAAAACAAAACACAGGAATGGCTACTTCATTTGAAACACATAGTAGAATAGCTAGTAGTATTGTTTTATATTCACCCCCAACAAACAAGTTTGAATACAAAGTAGGATATGATGGTGTTGACACAGCATTAGCAGGATTACTAGCTAGTCTTTTTGATGGTAAGAACATGATAGCTAAATTGAAAGATGCGGGTATCGGATTTTTAGAGACCATTTCAAAAGCAGCAATAGAGATTGCACTACCGGGATATGGTGGAGTTATCGATAAGAAATACGGTAGAGTTCAAAATCCTAAGACTGAATTAATATTTAAAGGTGTTCCTTTTAGGAACTTTAATTTCCCATTTGAGTTTTCACCTAAGAATGAGAAAGAAAAAGATGCTATGTATAAGATCATCAATCAGTTCAAATTCTTTATGATGCCAGAGATTAAGAGTGAAGGATATTTATCAGCACCCTCAGAATTTCAAATAACATATATGTATAGAGATGGAGCTAATATGTACATACCAAAAATTACAAGATGTGTATTGACAGATATGACATTAGATTTTGCTCCTGAAGGTGTGTTCACCACTTTCAAAGCAGACGACCAAGGAGCACCACCGGTATTAACTAAAATGGATTTGTCATTTACTGAACTAGAGATTATGACAAAAGAAACAATAGCAGCAGGTCACTAATATGTATTTTAGCACATTTGAAAAAGGATTTTACGACATTAAAGGAAACGGTGATAAGAAACTTGTTACCGACTTAATGACAAGAGTAAAGGTTCGTTCTAAAATTATCAATGAGGCAAGTCTATACGACAAGTATGACGTACCAAGTGGAGAACGACCTGAACACACAGCATTTAAACACTTTGGCTCTACAGAGTACCATTGGGTTATTTTACTAACAAATAATATCACAGATGCTTATTATGGATGGCCATTGTCTGAACAAGATTTTCAAACATTTGTAAATGACAAGTACGCTAACGCAGATGCTGTTCATCATTATGAATTAACTCAATCCAGTGGTAAACAAACTGGGAATGGACCAGAGGATTATTCACATAAGTTAGAAGTAAACAGCGACACGCTTGGCGCACAAGCTGTATCTAATAGAGAATACGAACAAAGATTACAAGACAAGAAAAGATCAATTCAATTACTTAACCCAAGTTACCTATCAACATTTATTGACGAATTTAAAAAATTGGCGAGTGTTTAATTATGGCATCAAAAATAGATAGACCTGGAGCATTTGAGCTTTCAGACGTAAATCTAATATCTTACACTTCACCGGACGGATCTGGTGCACCTTCACGTTTAAATATTAGAGGACTTATAATGGACATGAACATCTATGAAAGTTTAGATGGTAGTTTCTTATCAGGTGACATAACACTATCAGACGCAACTAACGTAGTACAAGAATTTCCCTTAACTGGATATGAACGAATAGAGTTTTATTTCAGATCACCTGAAACAGATAAAGGCTTTAACTTCTCAGTGGACACAGGTCACCCTATGTTTGTTTACTCACTAGAGAATAGACAAGAGGTTAATCCAAGATTTCAAGTGTACACTCTAAAATTCTGTAGTTTAGAAACAATACGAAACCATCAACATAGAATATCACAAGCGTACTCAACAAGTATTGATGAGATGATAATGAAAATTTGTGTAGATGGATTGAAGACAAAGAAGAATGTCTTTATCGAAGAAACAAAGGGCTTACACAAATACGTTATGCCAAGAGTAACACCAGTTGAAGCTATTGAGATGATAAAAAAAGATGCACGATCCAAGAACTATAACAATTCGGGATTTCTATTCTTTGAGAACGCATTTGGATTTAATTTCAAATCATATGAAAGTCTATTTTGTAGAGCTGATGGTTCTCCTAGAGCTGTCAAGGCTAATTACACACCTAAAGTCAAAAACATTATGAGCTCGGGTGATAAGGGTAAAGAGATATACGATTTACAATCAGTAGAAGATTTTAAAGTTAAAACACAATATAACACATTGAATAATCTACAAAATGGAGTATATGCAAGTCGGCTAGTATCCCATGATGCGTTTAACAAGACATTTACTGAAACAGATTTTGATTACCATGAAGACTATGCTAAACATAATCACCTAGAATCAGATAGTAATGGAGGGGTAAGAGATGATAACGGCATACTTCCTTTGTTTAATTTTTCAAAAGGAAAGAGTTTTAGTGATTTCCCAGAAGGAACATTAATGTTATCCACTGACACACAAAATATTCACACAGATATTGATAAAATTCCTTTTAATGAGATTATACAACAAAGAGTATCCTCACATCTAGCTATTAATTCATTAGTATTAGAGATAACGGTTTCAGGATCAACAACAATTAACGTAGGCGATATAGTTCATTTCTCATTGCCGAAATATGCTAAAGCAACAGCTAAAGATATAAAAGATCAAGACGTATATCTAACGGGAAGATACTTAATATCAGCAGCCAGACACCATATATCATCAATCAATAAGAAACACACAATGGTATTAGAACTAATTAAAGATTCGTACAATAAAGCTTATCCAGACGAAAACATGGATATATTTACAAATAACGAAGACGATAAAGGAAAGATATATATCCAAGGGCAAATAGATGATCTTACATAACCTCAGAGTGAGTCGGCTCGCTAGCGGGTGTGTAGGCGGAGGCTAGAGGTGGTTATGAGAGGGTTATAACTACGGGAACGTGAGAATAAACACAATTAATTAGAGGAAATTATGAAAAGAATTAAAGACAGAATTAAGACAATCATAGATGACTACTCAGTAGCATCCCATGAGGCAGAAACAAGAAGAATGTATAATGGGTTCTTCAAGGGTACGAAGGCCGCCGAAAGCCTGTGGACATATGTAAAAGACCCATTTTTGTTAAGAATTAAGGGCCTTCTTGCGAGGATTAGAGGAATATGATAACAATATACACAAACAGTGCCGCCGTGCGTAGGGTATTATTAAATGCTATTAAGTAGCGCAAAGCGTGTTGTTTAAAACGAGAGGCCTATCGGTAAAAAGAAAACAATGATGAACAATAAATTTTTAGGACTAAACGGCTTTCTATGGTTCGTAGGTGTAGTCGAAGATAGAATGGATCCAACGTACACAGGCAGAGTGCGAGTAAGAGCTCTTGGCCATCATACGCAAAACAAATTAGAATTGCCAACAGCTGATTTACCCTGGGCGCAATGTTTACTTCCTACAACGTCTTCTGGTATATCTGGACTAGGTCAATCGCCATCTTTTCTCGTTGAGGGATCATGGGTCATGGGATATTTCCGTGATGGACAGAATAGACAAGAGCCGACTGTCCTTGGATCCTTGCCAGGCAAGCCATCGGAGCTAGGGAAAACGAATAAAGGTTTTTATGATCCAAACTTTAGATTAGATAAGGATGGAAAGCCAACTGAAATTTCTGTTTACCCTAAAGAGATTGACGAGCCAGATACAAATAGACTCGCCGTACACAATCCCGACAAAGAACACAGCTCTTTAACAGCTCGTAAAGCCTCACGTATAACGGGTATTCCCACAGCGGATTTTAATACTACGACAGCAGCTGATGGCTCTTCGATAGCCGCAAGTGATGGTGACACATTTGATCAGACGGAGATTCCTTACAACGCTGTCTATCCTTACAATCATGTCACTGAAAGTGAGAGTGGCCATATCAAAGAAACTGACGATAGCTTTGTAATAGATGAGAATGGCGTAAGAACAAATCATTATCGTATCCATGAGCGCCACAGTAGCGGTACGTCCACTGAAATAGATAACGCAGGCAATCAAACAAACATTATCAAGTCCAGCCATTATCAATTAATCAGTAAGGATAAGAAAGTATATGTAGCCGGCAACTCAGACATTACAATAGATGGAAGACATAAGCTCTACATTAATAAGAACAACACAGCTAACAATCACTACGACATACAGATAGGAGCCGGCGCTTCTATTAATATACAAGTAGACAGTGGCGATGTTAATATTCACACAGTACAAGGAAAGATAAACATGAACGCCGGCTCAGACTACAATCTTAAAGTAGCAGGCAACATGAATGTATCTGTCAGTGGAAGTATTAATGAAACGGTAGAAGGAAGCAAGACAAGCAATACATCTGGCGCCGTGATCCATAGAGGATCAACAATCGATCTTAATCCCTAATCTTGAAAATGCTCATGTGAAAAAGGCCTTGTGATAGCTAGGTAGCAACCTTAATCTATAAATGTAATAACATCTTTAAGGTGCATGCGAGCAATCGGCTTTTCATTATAAGTTGATATTTTTTTTCGAGTATATTTTTTACCCTTATCCAGGCTGGCGCTCATGTCCTTGACTTCCGTGGTCTTATACATATCCATGTTGAGTGGTCACAGGGAACCATAGAGTCTATAAATAGTAATACGGAAACAATTACTCCATACATTATCACGTAGTACGTTACGTAGCGATTATCTTATACACAATCGAAAGGATATACACGTTACTATGTTTAGACGTAAACGAATAAAGAACTCTATTAATACAAAAGCTGACATTGCCTCTCATATTAAAAGGTTAAAACGATTAGCTCCTAAAATACCTGATTACACTTGTCCCGATATAGACTTTATTGTGGAGCGGTTAGAAAAGTCTTATAAGACAAAGAAGTATGTTCCTCGTATAACACTGAAAGTTTTGCTTCGTAAGCTAGAACGGTTAAGAGGTCAGAACGATAGTTTAAGAGAACTAGGGGTGTATTGGTATAGAAAGTTTAAAGATTATATTGGATAGCCATTAAAGGGCCACCAGCCAGCGACTCTGAAAATTTAGCGAGCAATCTCTGTTGACTTTCTCTAAATAGTATGGTAGAGTAACTTGTATGTTAAAAGAACTAATAAAAAATTTATCGTTTGTAAAAGGCTCGAAGTTTGAAGAAACTAAAGGAACCTTAATTGTACGTAATTCTGATAGAACTACGTTACAAGAACAAATGGAGCTGTATCTTAAAAAGAAAGGGTATGGTTTTAAACAACGAAAGAAACCAACTGAAATTGAAGTAGAGGGTTCTTCACAAGTATTAATCTTTAAACCAATTAAGGCAAGAGGCACAGGAGGTCTAAAGTTTGAAGAACAGTTTACCTCTGATCTTAATGATTGGTTTAGTGGTGTAGATTTAGATAAACTTAAATCAGGAGATACTATTAAGTTGGTCAAAGAGAAGTTACGATTAAGACAAAATAGTAAACACAAGGCAGTACAAGTTGGTGCGAGAAATACAAGACGTCCACCAGCGTTTTCTGGTAACAAAGTAAAGATTAGTAACAATAGTGGTCTAGCTGTTTCTGATGTTGATTTGTTTACAAGTAAGACACATTATCTATCTTTAAAGTTTTCTAATTCATTCTACATCTATAATGGAAGTATTGGTTCTTACTTTGAACAGACGAATACTAAAAAAGGGATTAATGAGTTTTTTGGATTTGATGGATTTAAAATGGGAAAAGCCTTTGGCAAGAAGTATGCTACTATTACAAAAAAACCAAACTATTCAATTATTAGTAACAGTCTAAAACAATTGATTATTGAAGCATTAGGTCCTGATGTAGTATTAGTTAATAAGATTGCACAAGGAAATAATCATGTATCTGTTGTTAATGGGTTTGCACACAAAGTTGCTATTACTGGATTAACTAAAGACAGTTATATATATGCAGAAAAGAATATAAGAAAATACAATAACATTAAGTTTAATGCAGCTATTAATGGCGCTACCTATGTGGTATCGTTTCAATTCAGAGGAACTACTTCAACTGACACAGGACCTCGTTATTTAAGAATACTATTACAAAAGAAATAATCATATATGAGGTATGTTTCAATGACATACCTTGTATAAATAGTTTTATATAATATCGTTTATCCTGAAACGGACGGAAGTAAACCACAAAGGTTGAAGAAACGCTCTTTATTAAAGGAGTATGTATGGACTTGGTAAAAGACCTACGAGCTTTAAGAAAAGAGAGAAGTAAAGAAGACTCTGCTAAAGCTC